GGTAACTGCGGCTACACCTACCACATTCACAATCGGTGGTACTGATGGTTCAGGTTTCGCTGCGTTTGGAACTGGTACTGCTGAAGTGCGTAACTCTATGAAGTATGCTATAATGCCTAAGACTGCCAGTGGATCAACAGTTCATTGTACAGAGGTTCAAGTAGTTGTATCATAATGATAACAGAAGCTTCAAGATTAAATGAGTATGGTAAGTACTATTACGTCGAGTTGGTTTGGCGTGGTAGACCATATCGTGTTCAGATATTTTTCCCTAAGCTTCAGAAACCTCAACGTCAGGATATCCAGAAACAAGCTGGCAAGATATATCCTGGTGCTAGAATAATATCATATGTAGAAGCAAGTCGTTCTAACGACCTACCTATGTTATTCGCTATTGATTATTTCTAATGCAGTTTAAAGAAAACGACATACTAGAACTACTAGACATGTGTCGTACAACAGATAAATGTAGTGTAAAACTTGTACGCAAGTTAGAAAACTACCTAGAACAATATTCTTGTGATGAAAGTTTGGCACGAACCTATCCCGCTTGGCCTCTTTAACAAGTTAAAAGACGCTTGTATAGAAAGAAGAAAGGACAACGACTGGGACTATAATAATAAATTAGTTGGTGCTTTGAACCAACAGTCATCTCTAACTCCTGTTGAGGGTTTGGAAGACTATCTTATTAAGACTTCCGAAAACATTTGGGAATACTTTTTTCAGACATGCCCACATCAAGGAGGGTTTAATCCTAATCATCTGGAACTCCGCGAGCTATGGGTAAACTATCAAAAACCAGGTCAATATAATCCTTACCATTGCCATCACGGTGTGGTAAGTTTTGTTATTTTTGTAGACATACCATACGGTGTGGAGGAAAGAAAAGACTTTGCTAGTGATGGTGGATTCCAACTAGAGGACAGACTGATCAATGTAGACAGGAAGTGGAACGGAGAAGTGCTCATGTTTCCCGCATCAACTCACCACGCTGTGTATCCATACCACTCAACAAATAAGGAGAGGGTTACGGTGGCAGGAAACTTATTCTGGAAAGTGTGCTAAATATATTAGCACCAGTTATCACTATGTCTGAAGTACCAGAGGATCGCCTTTCAGCCCAGATGGACTTTGAGGAAGATATGAGAGAGAACCCTGAGTTCTATAAAGAATATCTCACCATACACTGCCAAGAACCCCCACATTGGGATTACATCATAGACAAATGGGTTGCCTATGATCACGGAGTTACAATGTTCTTTGATAAAGAGGACGAAGCACGTGACTGGTATACGCTAAATACCCAATAGTACAAGTAGTTAAACAATAGTAATGTCACTGACGATTCGTAGATTACCTGAACAGGATAACAACCTACTCAGACCCCCAACAAGCATATCACCTTTACAGAATGGTGACGTAGTATTAGAGGCAACTGCTAATAACGTCCTGACCATGAAGTTGAAGGGGACAGATGGTGTTGTCAGAAACTTTGACGTTGGTGGTGGTGGATCTACTATTGGTACAGAATATGATATCCGTGCTATAGCACAGACATCTCCTGATGTTAAGTTTAGACTCACATCTTCTTACTCTGTATTAGATGATATTACCTTCAAAGGTAACTCACAACAGATCATTATTAGTAGAGTAGACGACGATAATATACAATTTGCTTTCCCTAATGATGTCACTATGCCTAATGACTTGACAGTCACAGGTGACTTGACAGTTAACGGGACGACGACTACGGTGAATTCTACTACCGTTCAAGTCGATGACAAAAACTTAGAGCTTGGTACTGTTGCTTCACCTACTGATGCTACAGCAGATGGTGGTGGTATAATTTTAAAAGGAGCATCAGATCTCAGTATGCTCTGGTCAAATGCTAATGACGCATGGGAGTTTAACCAAAATGTATTCCCAAGTGCTGATAGCACCTATGACTTAGGTAGCAACCTAATACGTTGGCAGACCATATATGGTGACGCTGCTAACATTACATCAATAACAGGAGCACTCACTGGTAATGCTGACACTGCAAGTAATTTACAAACTGCTAGAAATATCTCAGGCGTTTCATTCGATGGTGGATCGGATATCACACTGGTTACAGACAACGTTCAGGAATCAGGAACACCGACCAATCAGTACTTCACAAACCTTCGAGCAAGATCTGCGATTAGTATCACGGATTCTGGGGGTGATGGTTCCCTCGGTTACAACGCAAGCACAGGTGTTGTTACCTATACTGGTCCTAGCTCCTCAGAAGTTAGAGCACATTTTTCAGGAGGGACGGGAGTTACAATCGCGTCTGGATCAGTTGCCATAGGACAGGCAGTTGGTACAACTGACGATGTAACATTCAACCAAGTGACAGCAGCAGTTGTGGGTAACGCAACTTCAGCGACAACATTACAGACAGCAAGAAATATAAACGGAGTCTCCTTTAACGGAGCAGCAGATATTACACTGGACTTAGATGATATTGACGAAGCATCATCTTCCCCAGTAAACTTATTCTTTACCAATGAGAGAGTAGACGATAGGGTATCAGTCTTACTTACAGGTGGTACTGGTATAAACAAATCATATGATGACGCTGCGGACTCACTCACATTATCTGTAGACTTCACAGAGTTTACAACTGATGATGTTGTAGAAGGAACCACAGATCTATACTTTACTAATGACAGAGCGAGAGCTGCTGTATCTGTTACAGACGCAGGAGGAGATGGTAGTCTAGCATTTGATAATAGCACTGGTATATTCACATACACAGGTCCTAGTGCTAGTGAAGTAAGAGCACATCTCTCAGTCACTGACTTAGGTGGTGACGGATCTATGTCATATGACAATAGCACTGGTGTTATAACTTACACAGGTCCTAGTCCTCTAGAGACTAGACAACACCTTAGTGGTGGTACAGGTGTATCTTATAATTCCGCATCAGGTGTAATTGCTATAGGTCAGGCAGTTGCTACTAACTCTGATGTTACCTTTGGTGAGGTAACTATTGGTGCTAGTGGTACAAGAAACCTACTTATACAGAACACTGACAACGTAGGTACAGTAGACACAGTTGCTAACATCACATTCAAGCACAGTGGTATTGACTTTACCTCTGATAGTATTGTTGCTGATGGTAATGACCTAGGACACATTGACTTTAGAAACAACGGTGGTTCTAAGGTAGCAGCATTTGGATTTAGAAAGAGAAATACAGAAGGAAGTAAACTAACATTTGAAGTTGACGCAAATAATAATGGTACACCTAACTTAGAGGTAGGTGACACAAACATAAATCTTGAGTCTAGTTATATCAAACTGACTGCTGCTACAACTAAGGTGATTGGTGCATCACTCACAGTAGAGTTAGATGACGCATCAGAGAACGCAGGTCCTGATATTATTGTACAGAGAGATAGTGCTAGTGCTGCTACTAATGATCTACTTGGTGCTATTAAGTTCCAAGGTAGAAACACAAGTAACGGTGCTGACGTACTCTTTGGTAAGATCCAGTCTAAGATTCACTTTGATACTGAAGGATCTGAGAGAGGACTATTAAACTTCTCAGTCATAGACGCAGGATCAGAAGTAAATGCTATGACAATCCGTGGTGGATTAGTCGGTCTGAATATAGACGAACCCGCAGGACAGTTACACGTCAAAGGAAATGACACAACTGACCAGATAATTATTGAGAACACAACTAACAGTTCTACTACTGCTCCTGACCTTGTACTATACAAATCAGGTACTATCGGTGTTGGACATCAGCCAGGTAGAATTGACTTCAGAGGTAGAAATGCTAATGATGATGCTAACGTTACCTACGCAGGTATCTTTGCTGAGGTCACTGGTACAGCAAACTTAGGAGAGAACGGAGCACTTAAGTTCTTTACAGTACAGGCTGGTACACTATCTGAAGCAGCAAGAATCACAGAAGCTGGTAACTACAAGTTACAACAAGACAAAGGTATTGACTTCAGTAACCAGACAGCATTAGCTGGTGCTTCATATGAAGTTCTTGATCACTATGAAGAAGGTTTCTATGATGCTACACCAACATTCCAGTCAACAATCAGAGCTGGTATGACAACTACATCTACTGGTTACTACACTAAGGTAGGTAGAATGGTTCACATACATGCTAAGGTTACAGTTAATATACAAGACGCATCATTAATTGGTGGTGTTCTTAAGTTCCCAATTCCATTCCAACCCGCACTATCACATAGTGACGCACCAGTACAGACAGTAGTAATGGATACATCATCCACACACTTCTTGAACACAGGACAAGCAATATTCCTAGACGACAGTAAAGACATGGTAGTATCACACGCAGGGGGTCAGGATCAGTGGATGGTACTCCAAGTACGTAACGCTGATTACAAGAGAGCATCCGTCATCACCGCAGGAAACTGTGCGATTGGTACCGCTGCGTTATTCCTAGACTTTACTTATAGAGCTTCCTCATAATGCCATCGTCAGCCCAAGACTTTTATCTTGGTAACCCCAACCTCAAAAAGGTTGGAACTGAAATTGAATTTACTCAAGACCAGATCCAAGAATACCTGAAATGTAAGGCAGATCCTGTCTACTTCGCTATGAACTACATCAAGATTATATCTCTTGATGAAGGTATAGTTCCATTTAAAATGTGGGACTTTCAACAGGAACTGATTAGAAACTTTCATGAGAACAGGTTTAATATAGCAAAACTTCCTAGACAGACTGGTAAGTCCACTACATGTGTGTCTTACCTTTTACATTATGCATTGTTTAATGACAACGTGAACATAGGTATCCTAGCAAACAAGCTATCTACTGCTAGAGATCTACTTGGAAGACTACAACTTGCCTATGAACAACTCCCACTGTGGATGCAGCAGGGAATCATAGCATGGAACAAGGGTAGCATGGAGTTAGAAAATGGATCAAAGATTCTCGCTGCATCTACTTCAGCATCTGCTGTTCGTGGTATGTCGTTTAACATCATCTTCCTCGATGAGTTTGCGTTTATACCTAACCATATTGCGGAACAATTCTTTAGTTCCGTTTATCCTACTATTACTTCTGGTAAGTCCACGAAAGTCATCATTATTTCTACCCCCAATGGAATGAATCATTTCTACAAGTTGTGGGTTGACGCACAGAAAGGTAGGAACGGATACATTTGGACTGAGGTACACTGGTCAAAAGTGCCAGGTAGAGATGCTCAGTGGAAAGAAACTACTATTGCCAACACGTCAGTCAGGCAGTTCACACAAGAGTTTGACTGTGAGTTCTTAGGATCTGTTGACACACTCATAGCTGCTAGTAAGTTACGTGTACTAACATATGATGATCCTGTACGGACAAATGGATCACTAGATGTATATGAAAATCCTATACCTGAGAGAGATTATATAATCACATGTGACATATCCCGTGGTTTAGCACAGGACTATAGTGCCTTCTGCGTCATAGATATATCCCAAGCACCATGGAAACTGGTAGCAAAGTATAGAGATCATGAGATCAGACCTATGCTGTTACCTAATGTTATTGCTGACGTAGCAAAAGCATACAACATGGCATACGTATTGATAGAAGTAAATGATATCGGAGAAGCAGTAGCATCACAGTTACACTACGACGTGGAGTATGAGAATGTACTCATGTGTGCTATGCGTGGTAGAGCTGGACAGATAGTTGGTACAGGATTTAGCGGAGGTAAGACACAGATGGGTGTCAAGATGAGTAAGACTGTGAAAGCACAGGGATGCTCAAACCTCAAGACCCTGATAGAAGATGATAAATTAATTGTAAACGACTATAACATAGTATCTGAACTGACTACATTCATACAGAACAAGCAATCATTTGAGGCAGACGAAGGGTATAACGATGACCTTGTGATGTGTCTAGTTATCTTTGCGTGGTTGGTACAACAAGAGTATTTCAAAGAACTAACAGATCAGGACATCCGTCGCAGGATCTATGAAGAGCAGAGGAATCAGATAGAACAAGACATGGCACCATTTGGTTTCATTCTCAATGGTGTAGATGATGAAGAGACAGTTGTAGATGAGAAAGGAGATGTCTGGTCACTTGAGATGGACGGTAGTGACAGGGATACGTCAAAATGGAACTCAGACGAGTACGGTGACGTTTCATATATGTGGGACTATCGGTAGAAAAGCTACTTTCCCTAAATATTTTTAGACAAATTGAAATTATTCATCAGGAGTACCAAGCATGGCTAGCACACTTCTCTCACCAGGAGTGGTAATTCAAGAGAGAGATTTGACTCTCGGAAATATTGAGACTGTAGAAGTTAACGTTGGAGCAATCGCAGGTGCCTTTACCAAAGGACCAGTTAACAAACCAGTAAGAATATCATCAGAATCAGAATTACTATCTACTTTCGGTGAACCAAATGACAGCAACTTTGAGACATGGTTCGCTGCATCAAGTTTTTTAGCATACGGTGGAGTACTAGAAGTAGTACGTTCTGCGGGTGCCTCATTGACAACAGCAAACGTAGGTGGTGCTTCTATCACTATTAACAGTGTAGAAGATTACGAAGGTGCGTACTATGACGGTACAGCATCTTGGGACTACGCTTCTAGATCTGTTGGTGCTGTAGGTAACTCACTTAAAGTTGTAGCAATCGACTCAGGTGCTAACCAACAACTAACACTTGCTTCTTCATTAGCTGGTGGTGCTACTGCAGGATCATTACTAGAGAACACAACTGCTACAAAATCTGCTTACATTCATAAGGTAGACGGAGTAAAGGTTGATCTTATCTGGGTATCTGGTGGTGCATGGACAACAACTGATATCGTAAACGATGGTTCTTCTCCTGACATTGCTATCTCAGCAGTCGCTGACTGGTATGATTCACAGAAGATTACCGCAGACTTGAACTGGAATCAAGTGGCTCCCCGACCTGGCACATCTCAGCACGTTGCTGAACGTGGTGGTTCAAACGACGAGTTCCATATCGTTGTGATTGATGTAAACGGTGGAGTAACAGGAACACCTAACACAGTTCTTGAAAAGTTTTTATATGTATCTAAGGCATCTGATGGTAAATCATCTGAAGGATCTTTAGTATACTATCCAGAGGTTATCCTCAACACAAGTAACTACATCTACTGGGGTTCTCATGATAACGAACTTATCTGGGACGTAGGAGGTAATGCTCTTGCTTCAGCTTCTAACTTCGGTGGAGATAGTACAACCGCATTCGACGTTCTTGGTGAGAAGGAGTACGTTTTGTCAGGTGGTACTGATGACTTTACTCTTACACAGGGTGAAATCATTTCAGGTTACGACTACTTTGCTGACACAGAAACAGTCATGGTTGACTACCTCATCATGGGTGGTGGCGGTGCTGATGAAACTGAAACAAAAGCAAAGGCAAACAAATTAATAAGTATCGCAGGGAATAGAAAGGACTGTGTAGCATTTATCTCTCCAGATAAATCAAACGTAGTCGGAGTTAGCAACAGTGCTACTCAGACATCAAACGTAGTCGAGTTCTTTGACACCTTCGCGTCAACGTCTTACGCTGTCTTCGATAGTGGTTGGAAGTATCTTTATGATCGCTTCGCTGACAAGTATAGATGGGTACCATGTAACGGTGACGTAGCTGGTCTTTGTGCTAGCACCACTGCTAACGGTGACCCATGGTTCTCTCCCGCAGGATTGAACCGAGGTGGAATTAGAAATGCTATCAAGTTAGCATATTCACCTAAGAAAACTGAAAGAGACGCTCTATATCAGAAGAGAATTAATCCTATCACATCTCTTCCTGGTCAAGGCATAGTGCTCTTCGGTGACAAAACAGCTCTCGCTTCACCATCCGCATTTGATCGCATCAACGTCCGTCGTCTCTTCCTCGTCATAGAGAAGACAATAGGAAATGCTGCGAAGGGAGTATTGTTTGAACTAAATGACGAATTTACTAGAAACAACTTCAACAATATCGTTGAACCATATCTACGTGACATCCAAGCACGTCGTGGTATCACCGATTTCTTAGTTGTCTGTGATAGTTCCAACAACACAGGTGCAGTTATAGACAGAAACGAGTTCGTGGCAGAGATTTACATCAAGCCTGCTCGCTCTATTAACTTCATCACACTAACCTTTGTTGCTACACGTACTGGCGTTAGCTTCGAGGAAGTAATCCCAAGGAGATCTTAAACAATGGCTGAAACCAAAGCACTGGGCGTATTAGAGTTCCAGACAAGAATTAAGGGAGCAGTTAGACCTAACCTGTTCTCTGTTACACACAATTTCCCCTCTGATATTGACGGTGGTGGACTAGAAACATTCATGTGTAAGAGTGCTGCTCTTCCTGCATCAACAGTAGGAACAGTAGAACTACCTTTCCGTGGTAGAGTGATCAAGGTACCTGGCGACAGAACCTTTGAATCATGGACTGCTACATTCTACATGGATGACGCTTTCCAACTTCGTGGTGCATATGAGAAGTGGATCGAAGCAACTAACACAGTTGACGCGAACACAGCATCTAAGACTATCGAAGATATATTGGAAGATATCACTGTAACTCAGATGGATAAGTTCCAAGGAAAAGAAAGTGCGTTCAAGAATATCCGTGAGTACAAACTCATCAAGGCATTCCCAGTATCAGTTTCACAGGTATCACTAGCATACGACAACAACGATTCTTATGAAGAGTTTGATGTTGAGTTCGCTTACCAGTACTTCGAGACTTCTATTGGATCTAATACCATGAAAAGGGTTGGTACTACCTAACTAAATAGTAGGTACAAACACGCAATATTATGGCAGAGTTATTCGGATTTTCGTTTAGGAAGAGAGAGGAGGAGTTAAAGAAATCAGCTCCTTCTCCTGTAGCCCCCACGAATGAAGATGGTGCAACCAGTTTCATCGCAGGAGGTTATCATGGAACCTACGTAGATCTAGACGGTAACTTCAAAACTGAGTACGACATGGTGGTTAAGTATCGCATGATGGCGATGCACCCTGAAGTAGACAGTGCGATTGAAGATATTATACAAGAGGCAATCGTCACAGATCAGAACGATTCGCCTGTACAGATAGATCTGGCAAACTTAGATGTCAGTGATTCTGTCAAAGATATGATCAGAACAGAGTTCGACTATATTAAAAACTTAATAGGATTTGATACTAAAGCTCATGAGATGTTCCGTAGATGGTACATTGATGGGCGTTTGTATTATCATAAGGTCATAGATTTGAAGAGACCTCAAGATGGTATACTCGAATTACGCTACGTAGATCCACAGAAGATCAAGAAAGTCAGACAGATCAACAAGATTCCAAAGACCGCAGACCAGTTCCAGTCACTAGACTATGGTAAGGTAGATGAATATTTTATATTTAACCCTAAAGGATTACGTAATACCTCCGCAAACTCAGGTATAAAAATTGCGAAAGATGCTATAACATATGTCACCTCTGGTATCCTTGATACTAATAAGAATATAGTATTGTCTTACTTACATAAGGCAATCAAAGTTCTTAATCAACTCATGATGATCGAGGACTCTCTTGTTATCTACAGGATATCAAGAGCACCAGAACGTAGAATTTTCTACATTGATGTAGGTAACTTACCAAAGATCAAAGCGGAACAATACCTTAAAGAGGTGATGAACCGTTATAGAAACAAATTAGTATATGACGCATCAACAGGAGAAATTAGAGATGACAGAAAATACATGTCGATGCTCGAAGACTTCTGGCTACCACGTAGAGAAGGAGGACGAGGTACTGAAATCACTACGTTGCCAGGTGGACAAAATCTTGGAGAACTTACGGACATCCAGTACTTCCAGACTAAACTCTATAAAGCACTAAACGTACCAGCTGGTCGTTTAGAATCTGGTCAGTCATTTAACATTGGAAGATCTTCCGAGATCATGCGTGATGAATTGAAGTTCACTAAGTTTGTGGGTAAACTCCGCAAGAAGTTTAGTGAGATGTTCAATGACATTCTTAAGACTCAACTCATTCTAAAAGGTGTAATCACACCAGAGGACTGGGATGGTATGAAGGAGCATATACAGTACGATTACTTATATGACAATCACTTTACAGAACTTAAGAATATTGAAATGTTAAATGAGAAGTTGAATGTAATCAATGCCATGGAACCATACATGGGACGTTACTTCTCAACTGAGTACGTACGTACAAACATACTTGGTCAGTCTGAAGTCGAGAAAGAAGAACTTGACATACAGATGAAAGATGATATTTCTTCAGGTAAGATCATTGACCCATTAGATGCTGTCGCTATGGATAATCAAGCCATGACTGATGAGCAAGACAATGCGGAACTTGATAAAGAAATGAAGAAAGCTCAGATCAAAACACAAGCAGAGAAGGGTACTACCAACCCCTCTGGATCTACCAGAACCCCTGCTAAAAGTGGGAATGGTAATAAATAACATTACGTAACACATTATTATGTCTACACAAGAACGAGATATCGTTGATTTGCTTTGGAACGACGACCAGGCTGACGCACTGGATAAACTCAAAGACATGCTACAAGTGAAAGCTGCTATGGCAGTGGACGTTAGTAAGCAGAATGTTGCTGACAGAATGTTTCCCCATGTACCCGACGAGGGTGCAGTGGAACCAGACCCAGAAGCACTGGAAAACCCTACCGCTGAACTAGAGGAACCTACTGATGAAACTGATAACGGAACAGAACAATGATATAGAGGTTCTTACCGAAGAAAAAGACGGTAAGAAATCAACCTACATCAAAGGAGTATTCCTACAGACTGAGATCACCAACCGTAATGGTAGAATGTACAAGTTCGATACCATGAACCGTGAGGTGTCAAAGTATAATGAGGAATTCGTTAACAGAGGTAGAGCTCTTGGTGAGTTAGGTCACCCAGAAGGTCCTACACTCAACCTAGATAGAGTGTCACACAAGATTGTTGAACTTTACCCTGAAGGTACAAACTTCATAGGTAAGGCAAAACTAATGGAAACACCTATGGGTAAGATCGCAAAGTCTTTACTCGAAGAAGGTGTACAACTAGGTGTCTCTTCCAGAGGACTTGGTTCCATCAAGAAAGAAGGTACATGTTCTGTGGTAGCAGACGACTTCATTCTATCCACTGCTGCGGATATCGTAGCAGATCCTTCAGCACCTGACGCATTCGTAGAAGGTATATACGAAGGACGTGAGTGGGTACAGGCAGATGGCAGATTCAAAGAACGTCAAATTGACGAGATCAAGGCTGCTATTGACAATGCACCATCCCCACAAGAACTTCAAGAAAGAAAGATCTCCGCGTTCGCGGCTTTCCTAAGAAGTATATAAAGTATAAATAAAAGTAGTAAATTACCGCAGATCTTATTTCGTAGGAGCAAACATGGCCACTATAGATGAAAAATTTGAGAAACTCATCGCGGAAAAGAAAGCAACTGAAGCCGTAGCTGAAGAAGCATCTCTCCCAAAGACCGAAGTTTCTGAAGACGCAGCAACAGGCAACACCGCAATCACTGGTGGTGCTGTGCCACAACAAAAATCAGACCTTAAGAACGACGCTATTGAAGTCGGTGGTTCCTCTAAGGAGAAACCTGAAGGACCTGACAACGTTGGGAAAAAAGCAGCTGCTCCAGTAGGAGTAGAAAAAGACAAGACATTAAAGATGAAACCATCTGGTGCATCATCCTCAATGCCTGGTGCTTTATCTGGTAAGATCTTTGACGACGTAGAAGTCGAAGGAGATGCGGTTACTGAGAACAACGAAGACATCGCAGCAGTATTAGCTGGTGCAGATCTATCTGAAGAGTTCCAAGAGAAGGCAAAAACTGTCTTTGAAGCAGCTGTAGACGCAAGAGTCGCAGCAAAGATTGACTCCCTTAAGGAGCAAGCAGCAACCAAATTCGTTGAAGAAATTGATTCTATCAAGGACGAGTTTGCTAGCCGCGTAGAGAATTTCCTTTCATATGCTGCAGAAGAGTGGCTCAAGGAGAACGAACTTGCTGTTGAGCAAGGTCTCCGCACTGAAGTCACTGAGACATTCATGGAAGGACTAAGGAAATTGTTCATCGAATCAAACATCAACGTCCCAGAAGATAAACTGGATGTTGCTGCTGAGATGAGCGAGAAACTAGATGACATGGAAGACCGACTTAACGAACAGGTTAAGAAGAATGTCGAACTACACGAGGTAGTGGGTACCTATCGTAAACATGAGATTTTGAGTGAACTTACCAGAGGTCTCGCTGAGACACAGAAGGATAAGTTTAAATCCCTTGCCGATGCAGTCGAATTCAAATCTGACGAGTCGTATCGTGAGAAGCTAGGCCAAATTAAGGAATCATACTTCGGTGCTCCGAAGACTGAAACTGTAACTGAGGTTGCTTCAGAAGAATCTGCACCTGTTGCAGAAAAACAACTTGAAACTGTTAGTGAGAGCATGGCAGCATATGTCGAGCAACTTGCTAAAAGGATCTAATTCACTTCTATAACTAACATTTTAAAATGTTCAACACAGAAAAACTACAGGAGAAGTGGAATCCCGTACTAAAGCATGATGGTCTTCCTGAGATAAAGGATAACTATCGTAAAGCGGTAACCGCACAACTCCTAGAGAACCAAGAAAGGTTCATGCGTGAGGAAAAGCAAATCCTTACAGAGGCACCTACTAACGCAGGTCCTATCAACACCCCTACTACAGGTGCGGGTGCTAACTTCGGTTTCGACCCAATTCTTATTAGCTTGATTCGTCGTGCTATGCCTAAGCTTATTGCTTATGACATCGCAGGTGTTCAGCCTATGAATGGTCCTACAGGTTTGATCTTCGCAATGAGATCACGCTATGTGAACCAGTCAGGAAACGAAGCATTCTTCGACGAGCCAGACGCACAGTTCTCTGGTACTCAAGGTGGTACACCTCCAACAGCAACAACTGAGAAGAACCCAGGTTTAATCAACGATGCTACTGGTGGCGGTACAACAGAAGGTAACTATGACCTTGCTTCAAGCAAGTTTAGTTCATCTGATCTTGAATCATTAGGAGAAGGTACATCTACAGCGTTCATGGAAATGGCGTTTAGCATCGACAGAATTGCTGTTGAAGCTAAAGGTAGAGCACT